GTTGCAACTTTAATCAGGCTCGCATGCGATGCAGACGACCCGCGCGCACCGCGTATTCGCGAATGCATCACAATGAAAAAAAATATAAAAATTGAATGGAGACCTAACGATGTTCGCGACATTAGACATTAGTTCGACTCTGGTCGGTCTTTTCATTGGCATGTGCGCAGGGTTTGTGATTGCGATCTTTGTGATCGCCGCTGCAAACATAGGCAAGGAGGATTAATCGTGCAACAGGCCAGGCGAAGCACTGACAGCAGTAGCGCATCGGTTAACCGAAGAGCGCTGCTTGGCCTGGCGCACATGGCCGCCAAGCAGTTGAGATGGGATGACGAACAGCGCCGTAGTATACAGAAATCGAAAACCGGCAAGGAATCGCTGAAAGATATGAGCGATAACGAATTGCTTGACTGGTGCTGGCATTTGAAACGCTTGGGCGCTGAAATCGGCATCCCGCACCCGCCCAGGCGCGGCGCTAAAAGCTGGGACAGGCCGACCACCCGGCAACTAGGTGAAATCGAGCAGCTTGCTTTTCAATTCGGCTGGATGGATGGACTTGACGATGATCGCCTGAATACATTTATAGAGCGCACCACTAAGGTTGAGAGCATCCGCTTTTTGATGCGCTGGCAAGCGACCGATGTCATATCCGGCTTGCGCCGCTGGAGAAAACAGATCGATGGGAAAGAACACGAAACGGAGGAAATATGAATATAGGCCGATGCCCTGTTTGCCATAGCCACATCCAGCTTGAAGCTGTTGTGCAGGACGAGGCTATGAGCAAACTAATCGGCATATTGGCGGGTATGGATGGTCAGTTATCGCGGCCGCTTGTGTCATATCTCGGGTTATTCAGGCCAGCCAAGCGGGATCTTGCAAACGACCGGGCGTTGCGTCTGTGTCTGGAAGTGATCGACTTGACTTCCAGCCGTGACCACCTGGCGGCGGCCGTATCGCAAACGGTAGAAATGATTCGGGCCAAAGGCGGCGGCCCTTTGAAAAACCATAATTATTTAAAGCGCGTGCTTGAAAATATAGACTCAACGCCGTGCATGCTGGTTCAGAAAAAACAGCAAACCGGAACCAGCAAATCAGAACAGGCGCTGATGAACATTGAGAGTGTCAAGGACAGGTATGAGTAACAAAGCGCAGAAATGGTTTGCAGTAGCAATAGCCAACGGAGTTCAGAGGCTGTATGTACTGAGCCTGGACGGCACGCCAGCCGCTAAAACCATCGAACTGACCACCGCAACGTGGATAGATGTTTTATGGCCGACGCGCACATGGAGTGCCGAATTAGATGAGACGAGGATAGCGGAAGCATTCCGTCAGTTGGCGCTTCACTCGGATCGATGGCCAGCGCCGAAACAGTTATTACTGAGACTGTCCGCAAGGATAGAGCCGCTGAAACTGAATGCGCCAAGAGGATCAAAAAGCGAAACAATCAAGGCCGCTATTTTGGAAATGAAAGAAAAGGTGGGGTTATGACAGTCAATGTGGAAATGCCGGAGCTACTCAACGAGTTAGCAGAAAAAACAGCCAAAATCCTGCGCGACCGGGTTGATATCGACAAAGACCTGGCTGCGCATGTCGGCGCTGAATTAGCGCGCAACCTTGCTGAAACATGGGGCGGACAGACAGTCTATATCCCGCAAGGTATGGGCATGTACATCCATGAGCGCGATGAGCAGATATTCTCAGAATTTAACGGCACCAACCATGCCGAATTGGCCCGTAAATACAAGATAAGCATGCAGTGGGTATATAGCATTGTCAAGAAAATGCGCGCCGCCAAATTTGAACAAATCCAACCATCATTATTTAAGGATTGATCATGTTAACAGCTTCGCAAATAGCCAAAATTTTAAACGTCTCGGAAGGCGCTGTGCACAAGATAGCAAGGCGCGAACAATGGGGTAGACACAAGGAGGCAATAAACCAGGCCAGCACGTGTGTATTCCACGTAACCGCCGAATCAATCCGCGACTACAAGATCGCGCGCCGAAACAGCAAAACCTTGTCAAGAGCGGAGAAGCAGTCAATCAAGATAGAGCAGCAGACGCAGTGCATCAATAATATTTTTAGTGCATTAAACCAGAAAACAACCGCAAATAAATCAAATCAGGGGCAATTAAATGGAATCTGAAAACAAGGAAATGCATGATCGCATAAGTGCATTAAAAATCCAGTTCTGGCTATCGGTATCACTCAACTGCATGTTGATTGGAGTTATGGCGCTTTTTGTGTACAGGGTTTATTAGATATGAGCTGCGCGGCAATGCAGGGGCCGGGATTGGCGACCGGCCCCTGAAGCTTCTTAAAAGTGATCTATGAGAAAGATCACATGTTCTATCGGCGGGTTTTTTGAAAGGTTTAGGAAAAATGGAGTGTAAAAAAGTGAATAAGAAAATGATTATTATATTGGCCGTTGCAATATTGTCCGGCTGCACTGCAAAACATTACCGCCCGGTAGTTGATCCGCAATCATGCCAGGGCTGTAACTATGAATATGATCTGCGCAGTTGCCAGATGACGGCAGAGGAAAATACCAATGTCGGCACGCATGCTGTTGGCGGTGCTGCTGTCGGCGCAGGGATATTTGCTTTACTGGGTGCGGTCGCCGGGGTGGATGCGGGCACAATGGCCGGTCTTGGCGCTGTTGTCGGTGGCGCGCAGGGCGCAGGCGGCGAAGCAGCTACCAGCCGGGCTATGGTTGCCCGGTGTATGGCTGGGCGTGGTTATAGTGTTTTGCGTTAACTATCAAGATGGAATGGGAATCTTGCAAAAGAAAATAACTAATAATGTGATACTCTTACGCCGTTTTTAAAGGGTGTTTTAATTTAAAAAGGGGTGAAAATGGACTTAATCGATCGTATAAAAGAAATTGCGACAAGAATACCGAAGCAAATAAGTCATATACAAACAGAGGAGGCAACGAAAAATGCATTTGTGATGCCGTTTATCGGAGCGCTTGGTTATGATGTATTTAATCCGCTGGAAGTGATACCGGAATTTACCGCAGATACTGGGTCAAAAAAAGGGGAAAAAGTCGATTACGTTGTCAAGAAAGATAACGACATTATTATTTTAATCGAATGCAAATGGTCTGGCGCAGAACTGCATATTAATCATGCATCTCAGCTGTATCGATATTTTTCTGTAACAGAAGCCCGTTTTGCTATTTTAACAAACGGCATAAATTATCAGTTCTATTCAGATATTGATGAGCCTAATAAAATGGACTCAAAACCGTTTTTTGAATTTAATGTGCTTCACTTTGAAGATCATCAAATAAATGAGCTTAAGAAGTTTACAAAATCCGCATTTTCTCTTGATGACATTCTGACCACTGCGAGTACATTAAAGTATACAAGCGCTATCAAAAAAATATTAGAAGAAGAACTTCAGAGCCCATCAGAGCCTTTTGTCAGATTTTTTGCATCTCGGATATATGATGGCCGCATAACACAATCTGTGATGGAGCAATTTACTCAAATAGTCAAAGTGGCGAGAAATCAGTTTATTAACGAGCGATTAAACGAACGGCTGAAATCGGCGCTCTCGGCAAATGAGTCTGCAAACAATACAGAGCCAGAAAAAAATGCTATTGGCGCAGAAAATGAGAGCTCCGAGATAGAAACTACGCAAGAAGAGCGAGATGGCTATAACGTAGTGAAAGCCATACTGCGTGAGGTGATTGATGTAAGGCGCGTTCATATGAGAGATGCGAAAAGTTATTGCGCAATATTGCTGGACGACAATAATAGAAAGCCTATCTGCCGACTTCATTTCAACTACAAACAAAAATACATAGGTGTTTTTTCTGGTAAAAATGAAGAGAGACTGGAAATTGACGACGTTGATGATATTTTCAAGCACGCAGACCGGTTAAAGTCAGTGGTGCAAGAATACGCTAATTGACAGACACAAAAAACGGGCGTAATCTCTGTGCAAGTGCTAAGAACACGAGTGCAAGAGCGGAAACCGCGCCCGATAGTTGTGGTTTTTTTACGTCCATCATTTTTGATGGCCGGGTGTGCGAGGAATAAAACACCGGGCAACCGGAAATAACTCCGCCGACTCTTGCCGGTTCTTAGCACCTGGCCGCCCGCGGCCATCGCGGGTATCCCTAAGAAGGAGCAAGAAAATGATAGACGATCCTATTGTCGTTATTCAAGATGACCATCCAGCTACCAATACCCTGATCATTGCCGAGCATTTCGGCAAAAGCCACAAGGATGTTCTCAAGGCGTTACGTTCATTGATCGTTGATTGTCATGAAGATTTTAACGGGCGCAATTTTGCGCCGGTTGAATATTACGACAACAAAGGTGAAAAGCGCCCTATGTATGAAGTAACCCGTGACGGCTTCATGCTGCTGTCAATGGGTTTTACCGGCAGTAACGCGACCAGGCTTAAGATCGCGTTCATCGAAGAGTTCAACCGCATGGAAACGGAAATCAAGCGGCGGCAACAAACCGTGCCTGAATCCGTGCGCCGTGAACTACTGGCGGCCAAGCCGCTGTGGGGCAGGATTGCCC